GCTCACTCAACTCCGCATTGATATTATCAGTCGCCGCAGAGTAGTCACCCGAAATGTACTTCCAACCAGGGACAGGGAAGAAGGTCCCCGAAATATCCTCCAAGCTATCAGGCTCCCCAATGTAGCGAAAGGCGGGACACTTCTTAAGACTACTATGCATCCATTTCTGAACACTAGTAACTCTCAGCATCTCCGCCGCCCGGCCATCAGGATCACCCTACACTTGAGCGGTTCTAGGATACCGAACTGCTTTGCATCCAGACCAACGCCCGAACGCAGATCACAGCACTTATCCACGAACTGTTCGAACCTCTTCACGAGATAATCACCGAACGGTTCAACATAACACGACCGGACGACACCCGGTGCAACCTCTGATATAAGGAAAAGCTCCCCCGCTCCGTGAAGGCCCTCCCCGTAGAAGTCGTCGAAACAACATTCCTTGAAGAAAGACTCCACGAGCTCGCGCATCTGACCACCTCGCTGGGTGTTCCTTTCGAAACAAGCAGAGGGTTTGGGAAATACGTGAGAGTCTGAGAAAGGCTTACAGAAGATCCTGTGTACCACCTCCTGTATCTTCTCCTTTATCGAGTCTAAATGCACCTTAGTCTCCAGACATCGATTTAGGCCATCATAATCCTCGGACGAAACGCAGTCAGCAATTGTCTTCCCTGACATCGACGTCAGCAACGCTTTCGAGTGTTGCTGAAGTGTGCTGTCGACAAAGCTCTGAGGTGCTTTCGGCATACCGTACTTCGATAACAAAATATCTAGTGCGCCACCGAAAGACCGTCTCGACATAAGCTGACGACACCGACGGTAAACCCAACCGCCGGCCAGGATACCCGGAATACCTTGCTGAAGGGTTCCGGCTGGAAGTTCATTTTGCTGGGTCGCTTTAGCAAAGAGATAAGTGGTCTGGAATTTGAGCCATTGAATGGCCTCTTTCGGATCCTTAAAATGTCTCTGAGCTAGGGTTGTAACAAACTCCCTGGCGGGATGCAGTGCAATAGGGTGTTCGCGTCTGAAAGCGACAGACTTACGTGCCACCAAGGCAATGTAAACTGTCTTCCAGGCGGAAGAGGCCCACTCCACTGACTTCCCCCATTGGTGGGTGTGATCAAGGGACTTCGATCGGTCACCAGCGTGATCGAAGGGAAGTTCTTGGGATATCGCTCTTACCAAACGACTAAAATCCTCAGTCAGAATTACCGATTCTGGCTGAAGATCCTGCAGTGGATCCACGTCAAATTTCTTTTCAAGTTTTGGCTTGATTGGGATATACGTAGAAGGTTCCATGCTCCCTGTTCTTC